ATCCCACTTGTAGGACGAACGCATACCAGGATTTTGGCATCACCTCTCCATGACGCGAAAGGAGAGGCAAATGGCCGATCAGTTTCTGAACCAGGTTCACCTCGCAAGACGTTGGCATATGAGCCCGCGCACCTTGGAGCGGTGGCGCTGGACGGGCGATGGCCCGGCTTACCTCAAGATCGGCGGACGCGTGGTCTACCGGCTCGAGGATGTCGAGACCTATGAGCGCGAGCGTCGCTGCGAAAGCACGGCACAGGGTAACGCGCTGAGGGCGGCGCGATGACCATGGCACGCCCCCTCGCACATCAGACGACCGCGGCAGGCCGTGGCGAGATCACGGACATCGACCTCTATGCCTGGCTCGCGCAGGCCGACGCTGGTGATGCCCTGATCTATCACCGCGGTTTCCTCGCGGTTGATACGGACAAACTGATTTCGGATCTGCCTGCTGAGCGACGCGATGCTCTGCGCAGCCTGGGAGACGCCGCGTTTCGCGCCGCGGGGCAGGGTCTCGTGCACCTCGTGCAGGAGCGCATCGGCCCCGACAAGTTCGCCTACGTCGCGATCGCCCGCCCCAAACCCAAACCGCCTCGCTCCGCCGCCATCACGCGGCTGCTCGAGGCTGCCTGACCCATGCCTACGAAAGGAGACCCCATGCCCTATCCCGAGAACACTCCGAGCGTGGATGACCTGCTCAACATGCCGACTGGGGAGTTGGCGCAGATGCCGGTCGAGGTGCTGGCCGCGCTGCAGGCTGAACTCGACCACGCGGGCAAGCAACTGAAGGCCGCGACCGCCCGGTTCGGCACAGCCCTCGAGGTCCGCTATGCCACCCGCGCCGCTGAGGCCCGTCGCGCCTGTGGCAAGGACACCGGCACCGTCCGCCTCGTCGATGGCGGTTACACCGTGGTCGCCGATCTGCCCAAGCGCGTCGGCTGGGACCAGGAGGTGCTGGCGCAGATCGCGCGGAACATCGCCGACAGTGGCGAGGACCCGGCCGAGTTCATCGACACGAAGCTGACGGTCTCGGAGCGCAAATACGGCGCGCTGCCTGAGGCCTGGCGCAAGGGGTTCGAGCCCGCGCGCACGGTGCGGACCGGGACGCTCAAGGTCACGCTCGAGCCTTCGGAGGCGCGGACATGACGGCGCTGAACCCATTTTCCCAGTCGGTCGAGGGTCTGCCGGACCTCGTCTCGCGTGCGGCGACCATGTTGGCCGGTGCAAAGACAGCGGCCGAAGTGCTCGAGGCGCGCGAATACGCCGGTCTGGCCTACGACATGGCAAAACGCGCCGCTCGCCTGAGCCGGGCCAAGTCCGCACATGACGATCTCATCGCAGCCGCCCACCGCGCGCAGGCTGACGCGCTGGAAATCGAGGCCGCCGCCAAGCGGCGCCTTGCCGACGAGTACGACGCCGCGCAGGAGCGGGGGGAGGTCGCAAAGCGCGGTTGGGAGAGTGGTGTTGATAAACGCAACATCACAACTGCTTCCGACCTCGGCCTGCGTCGCGACCAGATCCACGACGCCCGCCAGATCCGGGATGCCGAGGCCGCAGAGCCCGGCATCGTGCGCCGCACCCTCGACGCAACGCTCGAGCGCGGTGAGGAGCCGACCCGCACCGCCCTGCGCAAGATGGTGGTCGACGCCGCCCAACGGGGTCTTCGTCCGCAGCGCCAGCCAAACCGGCGCAACCCCCTCCATGTTCCCCCGACGCCTGAGCAGGCCGCCTGGCAGCATGTGACGGGCACGTTCCGCGCCTTCGCCGAATGGGCGACGGACGAACACCTGGCGCTGGCCCGGGCCGGGCTGCGCGCCGCCAAAGACCAACCCTTTCACCACCTCGACGCCGCCGCGATCGCCGCGGGGTCGAAGGCCTTCACCCAAATCAAGGAGTGGCTCGATGCTTGACAGCCAATCAGCGGCTTTTGCCGAACGCGTCTGGGAGGTCGCGTCCCAGCTGGGCAGCAATGCCCCCAGGATCGCCGATGACATCATGAGCGCGACCTTCCCGTTGACCTGCACGCAGGCCCGCGAAGAGGGCGCGCTGCGGATGCTGCGCACCGGGATCATTTCCGAGGTGAAGCGTATCCTGCGCAACCGCGATGACGGGATGGGCCAGGCGGACTTCGCCGAGATCTGCGAGGCCTTCGCCCCGCTGGTGAAAGACCTGCGCTCGAAATCCTACTTCGTCGAGAGCGCCGCGGAATACGTCGTGATCCCGGACCTGATCGCCGAGCCCGATCTGCTCGACGACGCGCGGCGGTTCATGCGGCGCAAGGGCCGCGAATGTCTGGCGGAAGCCGACCGGCTGGATGCGCTCTACGCAGCGGTGACAGGCGTTGGCCACAAGACCGGCGAGGTGCTGTCATGACTGGCGCGCTTCCCATCATCACCGCCGATCAGCGTCTGGCGGAGTCCCGCGGCATCAAGGGCGTGATCTTCGGCCGATCGGGTATTGGCAAGACCAGCCTGCTCTGGACGCTTCAGGCCTCGACCACGCTGTTCTTCGACCTCGAGGCGGGCGATCTCGCCATCGAGGGTCTGGCCATCGACGCCATTCGGCCGCGGACCTGGACGGAATGTCGGGATTTCGCGGTGTTCATCGGCGGGCCGAACCCGGCCCTGCGCGATGAGCAGTCCTATAGCGCCGCGCATTACGCTGCGGTCTGCAAGAAGTTCGGCGACCCGTCGGCACTCGCCAAATACGACACGGTCTTCATCGACTCGATCACCGTGGCCGGGCGGCTCTGCTTTCAATGGTGCAAGGGCCAGCCTGAGGCGCATTCGGACAAGACCGGCAAGCCCGACATCCGCGGTGCCTACGGGCTGCACGGTCGCGAGATGATCGCCTGGCTGACCCATCTGCAGCATACCCGCGGCAAGAATGTCTGGTTTGTCGGGATCCTCGACGAGAAGCTCGATGACTTCAATCGCAAGGTCTTCGTGCCCCAGATCGACGGAGCCAAGACCGGGCTCGAGCTTCCGGGCATCGTCGATCAGGTCATCACCATGGCCCAGATCAAGGGCGATGACGGCCAGCAGCACCGCGGCTTTGTCTGCCAGACCCTGAACCCCTGGGGCTACCCCGCGAAGGACCGGTCTGGCCGCCTCGACGTGCTGGAACCCCCGCATCTGGGCCGGCTGATGGACAAGATCCGCGGCCCTCTCGTGCCTGCCGAACGCCGGCTGACCTACCAGCCACCACAGTTGCCCGCGCCGTCCCCGGCGCAGTCCTCTCCCACCGATGCCTCCACCAGCTGAAAGGACCTCACCCATGTCTCTCTGGAACGATTTCAATGACGCGCAGTCGAACACGAATGTCATCCCCAAGGGCACGATCGCCAAGGTGCGCCTGACCATCCGTCCGGGTGGGTTTGACGACCCGGCCCAGGGCTGGACCGGCGGATATGCCAAGCGGGGCGGCACCGGATCGGTTTTTCTTGATGCGGAATACACCGTGCTCGAAGGGCCCTACGCCAAGAGGAAGATCTGGTCGATGATCGGGCTCTACAGCCCCAACGGCCCGAACTGGGCCAATATGGGGCGCAGCCTGATCCGGGGTATCCTGAACTCGGCGCGTGGGATCTCCGACAAGGACAACTCGCCCGAGGCCCAGGCACGGCGGCGTATCAACGGTTTTGCGGATCTCGACGGGCTGGAATTCGTCGCCCGCATCGATGTCGGCACCGATAGCAATGGGGAGGAAAGGAACGAGATCCGCACGGCACTCGCGCCGAACCATCGCGATTATGCCTCTGTCATGGGGCTTGGTGCGTCCACCATGCCGAGTGCCCCCGCCGCGCCTTACAATGCCCCTCCCAGCACGCCGCCACAGGCAGCACTGATGGGGCATGGTTATGGGACCGCGCCGCAAGCTCCGCAACAGCCCGCCCAAGCGCCGGCGCAGTCACCAGCGAGCCCCGGGTTCGCCGGGCGGCCCAGCTGGGCTGAGTGAGGGGATCGGCCCATGCGACTGCGTCCCCGCCAGAAACTCTTCGTCGAGCGCAGCCTTGCTGCGCTCGGCACCCGAGCCAACACGCTCGGCATCGCCCCGACCGGGGCGGGAAAGACGATCATGCTGTCGGCTGTCGCCGGTGAGCGCATTGGCGACACGGATGCCAAGGCCTGCGTGCTGGCGCATCGCGACGAGCTGACGGTGCAGAACCGCGCGAAGTTCGGGCGGGTCAATCCGTGCATCACCACGTCGGTGGTGGACGCCACGACCAAATCCTGGGGCGGCCAGGTGACCTTCGCCATGGTTCCGACGCTGACGCGCGAGAAGAACCTCGCCGCCATGCCGAAGCTGGACCTGCTTGTTATCGACGAGGCCCATCACGCGGTGGCCGACAGCTACCGCCGCATCATCGATCGCGTCCGGGACGCCAACCCCGACGCGCGTATCTTCGGGGTCACGGCGACGCCGAACCGCGGCGACAAGAAGGGGCTGCGAGAGGTCTTTGACAATGTCGCCGATCAGGTCCGGCTGGGCGAGCTGATCGCCTCCGGTCACCTGGTGCCACCACGGACCTTCGTCATCGACGTGGGCGTGCAGGACAAGCTCAAGGCCGTGCGCAAGACCGTGTCGGATTTCGACATGGCGGAAGTGGCCGAGATCATGGACCACGCGCCGATCACCGAGGAGGTGATCCGCCACTGGCAGGACAAGGCTGCCAACCGCCCCACGGTCGTGTTCTGCTCGACCGTGGCGCACGCGGCGCATGTGGCCGAGGCCTTCAACGCAGCGGGTATCCCGACGGGTCTGATCCACGGCGATCTTCCCGGCGAGGAGCGGCGCAATATCCTCTCTGCCTTCGCATCTGGCGAGATCCGCGTCATCACCAACGTGGCGGTCCTCACAGAGGGTTGGGACCACCCGCCCACGTCCTGCGTCGTGCTGCTGCGTCCCAGTTCCTACAAATCGACCATGATCCAGATGGTGGGCCGGGGCCTGCGCACGGTCGATCCGGCCGAGTTCCTGGGCGTCGTCAAGACCGACTGTATCGTGCTGGATTTTGGCACCTCGAGTCTGACCCATGGCACGCTGGAACAGGATGTCGATCTCGACGGCAAGACGGAAACCGGCGAGGCCCCGACGAAGACCTGCCCGGCCTGCAAAGCTGCCATCCCGCTGGCTTGCCGCGAGTGCCCGATCTGCGGGGAACTCGTGGCCGACGATGAGGACGACCCCAAGAGCCAGGAGGCAACGGACGGTGAACTGTCCGGTTTCCTGATGACGGAAATCGACCTCCTGAAGCGCTCAAGCTTCTCCTGGGTTGATCTTTTCGGGTCCGAGGATGCGCTGATGGCCACGGGCTTCACGGCCTGGGGCGGCATCTTCTGGTACGAGGGCCAGTGGTACGCGGTCGGCGGCCGCAAGGGGGCCAAGACCCGACTGCTGGGCATCGGCGAGCGGTCCGTGTGCCTCGCTCAGGCCGATGACTGGCTGAACGCGCATGAAACCGACGAGAGCGCCTTCAAGACCCGCGGCTGGCTGAGTCAGCCCGCCACCGACAAGCAGCTGCAATATCTCTCTCCCGAAGCGCGCAGCGACTATGGCCTGACCCGCTACAAGGCCTCGGCGCTGATGACATTCACCTTCAACAAGCGCGAGATCCGCAGCTTGATCATGGCTGCGGCACCAACCGCGCGGGAGGCTGCATGAGCCATGTCGCGCAAACGCAATCCCCGCCCGCAGAGGCTGCGGATCGCCCGGGCTTTGATCGCCTCTGGCATCCGCGAGGTCAGCTCTGCGCCGCCTGCACATCGCGCACGCGTGGCTTCGGCTGGTTCGATCCGAACAAGCCCCGCGGCAAACGCACATACCGCTGGTTCTGCTCGATGCAGTGCCAGTCGGCCTTCAGCCGTAAAGCGAAAAGAGGACTGAGCATGGTTGATTTCACCGAAGAGGAAACCCGGGCGCTGCCCGCTGTGATGCGCGCGCTCGCGCCCGAGATGGAGCGGATCGGCTGGGATCGGACGCTGTGCCAGCTGACCCGGGGCGACATGCACCGGCTGATCGTCGTCACCGTCGCGGCCTTCCGCGCAGAGATGTTCGAGGTCGCCAGCCAGTCGGAGGTACCCTTCTGATGCTGGATTACAACCACACTCCGAGCTTCACCGACCGGGTCAATGAAACCATCGACGCCGCTATCACCGCCGAAAACGCCACCCGCGCGCCCCGTGATTATCTCGGCGGCTCACGCCTCGGGCATGCTTGCGAACGCGCCCTGCAGTTCGAGTTCACGGCGACGCCAAAGGACGAGGGCCAGGACTTCTCTGGCCAGTCGCTGCGCATCTTCGCCATCGGCCATGCCCTTGAGGATCTGGCTGTCGCGTGGCTGCGCGGTGCCGGCTTCGATCTCTACACGCGCAAGGGCAACCGCCCGGATGGCGGCCAGTTCGGCTTCTCCGTGGCGGGTGGGCGCATCCGCGGCCATGTCGATGGCATCATCGCTGGCGGGCCCGAGGGCTTCGGGTTGGCCGCTCCCGCGCTCTGGGAATGCAAGACGATGAATGCCAAGAACTGGCGTGCTTGCGTCAAGGACGGCGTGGCAAAATCAAAGCCCGTCTACGCCGCCCAGATCGCCGTCTATCAGGCCTATATGGAAGCGCAGGTGCCGGGGATTTCTGCAAACCCGGCGCTCTTCACCGCGATCAACAAGGACACGGCCGAGCTTTACCACGAGCAGGTCCCGTTCGACGCCGAGCTGGCGCAGCGCATGTCCGATCGCGGCGTGCGCATCCTGCGCGCCACGGATGCGGGCGAGCTGCTGCCCCGCGTCGCCGCCAATCGTGACTTCTTCGAATGCCGGTTCTGCCCCTGGGCCGAGCGCTGTTGGGGACTGCCGACATGACGGATGCCCCGACAGACCCGCCGGAAAACGACAACACAGGGAAGGATGCCAAAGTGGCAAAGAGTGACGATCCTCAAACCCCATCGGAAGACACGTCCTCCGAGAAGCCCAAAGAAAACCTTGTCCACTTCAACCCCTGGCGCGACTTCAACGATGCCGCCCCCATGGTGGACGTCTTCGGTGACGAGCCGGACCCGGAGCAGATCGCCCAGTTCATGGAGGTGGTCTTCGGCTATTGCGAGGGGCTGATCCCCGTCCGGAGCTTCATCGACAAGGGCCAGGGGATCGACGGTCGGCCGCATAACATCTGGATCGAGGCGAGCGAAAACACCACCGACAAGATGGCCACGTTCGCCAACTGGGCCGCGCGCGAGGGGGCGGCGGTCTATGTGATCCCTGGCACCGTTGCGGCGAGCGGCCAGGCCAAGGCGGCTGACATCCTGCAAATGCAGACCGTGGTCGTCGATATCGACACCGGCGACATCACCGCCAAGCGCGCGCATCTGGAGCGCCATCTCGGCCCGCCGACGATGGTCGTGGAAAGCGGCGGCATCACGCCAGAGGGCCAGCGCAAGGTGCATGTCTGGTGGAAGCTCACAGAGCCCGCAGAGAGCAGCGATATCGCCCGCGTGACCCGCCTTCGCGGTGACATTGCCGCCAAGGTTGGCGGCGACATGCATTTCCGTTCAGCTCATCAGCCGATCCGTGTCGCAGGCTCGGTCTATTACAAGAACAGCCTGAAGACCCAGGTCCAGATCGTGGAGTGGAACGCTGACCGCGAACGCGATCTGAGCGAGTTCATCGAGGCTGTGGCCGACATGCCGCCCGCGCCGGGCGTCAATCTCGCGCCGGATTTTACCACACCGGACAAGCCGCGCGTGGACGAGGTGCTGGTCACGCCCGTGCGCGAAGGCGGTCAGGATGACTGGTCGCGCTTCGAGGGGGCCTCTGCCGCGATCGGGTATTTCATCCGCATGGTCCATGAGGGCCGCCTGTCTAAGGACGAGGGCTGGGAGGCGATCTGCGGCTACAACGCCGCCATGCTGCGGCCCCAGTGGTCAGTGGAACGGCTCAAGCGCGAGTCCGAGCGGCTCTGGGCGATCCATGTCGAAAAGCACGGTCCTCCCGTCATCCGGCTCGACAGCGCAGCACCGGCCCCGGATGAGATCCCCACCTTCACGCTGGGGGCGCTGCTCGATGACACGAGCCCGATGCCCGCGGACATCATCGCGCCCCGCGTGCTGACGCCGGGTGGGCTGCTGGTCTTGGGTGGCGCGCCCAAGGTGGGCAAGAGTGACCTGCTGATCTCCTGGCTCGTGCACATGGCCGCGGGCCAGCCCTTCCTCGGATTCACGCCGCCGCGGGCGCTGCGGATCTTCTACCTGCAGGCCGAAATCCAGTATCACTATCTGCGGGAGCGCATGCAGCAGATCACCCTGCCGCCAAGCCTGACGGCCGGTGCCCGCGACAATCTGGTGGCCACGCCGAAGCTGAAGATGCTGCTCGACACCGAGGGCAGTGTGCGTGTGGCGGAGGCCATCCGGCGCGCCTTTCCGGCCGAGCCGGTGGACATCATCTGCATCGATCCCATACGCAACCTCTTTGACGGCGGCCCCGAGGGCGGCGGTGAAAACGACAATGCCGCGATGATGTTTTTCCTGAAGGACCGGGTCGAGGTGCTCCGCGATCACATCAATCCCGATTGCGGCGTGATCCTGGTCCACCACACCAAGAAGCTCAACAAGCAGCAGGTGAAGGACGATCCATTCCTTGCCCTCTCCGGCGCCAGCGCGCTGCGCGGCTTCTACACCTCTGGGCTGATCCTGCACCGCCCTGACGAGGAAAACCCGCAGCGCAAGCTGGAAATCGAGCTACGCAACGGCCCCGCGCTGGCACCGAAGATCATCGACAAGGTGAAGGGCGAGTGGGTCGAGATCAACTCGATGAACGAGCGGCTGGTCCGGGCCGAAGTCGGCGCGAAATTCGATGCCGAGCGCGTCCGAAAGCATGATGTTATTCTGGGACTTCTGCTCGATGAGGCAGCGGAGGGTCGGCTCTACACCATCACGCAATTTGCGGAGAACTTCGAAAACACGGCAGGCCTCGGTGGAAAGGATTCCATCCGAAGCCGGATTGGAGTGCTCGCCACCCAAGGGTTCATCAAATTTGTGCAAGAAGCCGCAGCCTATGGTTTGGGGCCATCACGCTCGCGGTTCGGCTTTCTGTGCGTCGAGGGCATGGCCATCCCGATGGAGGGGGAGGAGGTCGATCCTGAAACCGGTGAAGTGTCTCCGATCAGATCACCCGTGTTGCCGACGCATTACAAATCCGCCCAGACCGGCGCGGTACTCGAGGTCGAGAACCCTCAAATCTGGGTCTATCCCGAGGGGGATCGGACATGATTTCGTTGGCCAGGCGGGTTGCGCAGTTTTGCGCGGTATCCAGTTTCGACCAGTTTGGGGCCCAAGCCGAAACTACCCCGTCAACCCCCCGCAGGATTACGCAGGATCAAGCTGTGACCAGTTTCGGGGTGTTTCCGAAACTACCCCTGCAGATTTACGCAGGGACCGCAGCAGATACGCCTCAATCAGATTGGGCTGAGGCGCGGATCTTGAGCGCCCTAAACTACAAAATTACATTCATTAACAAGTGTTTGGATGCATATTCTACACTGGGTGTTGTAAACCCACCCCCTTCGGGGGTGGGGGAGAACGCCGCAAGGCGTGTTCTCCCACTCCCACCCCCAGGGGGTTCTGCGCGCGCTTCGCCGCGATGCCCATGACATCTTCATCCGACGACGGCGGCCGGTACCGCCAAGCATCAACCGCCGTCGTCTTCCACCCCAAGCAGCCCACCAGAAAAGGAGACCACCCATGGCTGACCTGACTCTGTCCGGCATCGATGCCGGCGCAACCCCGAAAATGCCGCCGCCCGAGCGCGGCCAGACAATCCTCGCCCTCGATCTTGGCACCACCACCGGCTGGGCTCTGCGCGGCTTTGACGGCCTGATCACCAGCGGCACTGTCAGCTTCAAGTCTGGCCGCTACGATGGCGGCGGCATGCGCTATCTGCGCTTCACCAACTGGCTGACCGAGATCGATCGCCTGTCTGGTCCGATTGAGGCGATCTACTTCGAAGAGGTCCGTCGGCACGCAGGCACGGACGCAGCCCACGTTTACGGCGGCCTCATGGCCACCCTGACAGCTTGGGCAGAGCTGCGGGGCGTGCCCTACCAGGGCGTGCCAGTTGGAACGATCAAGCGTCACGCCACAGGCCACGGCAATGCGAACAAGCAGGCCATGATCGATGCGGCCCGCAAGCGTGGATTCAGCCCGGCCGACGACAACGAGGCGGACGCCATCGCCATCCTGCTCTGGGCGATCGAGACGCTGGGAGGGCTGGCATGATGGGCATGCGATTTCACCCGAAAGGCTATGGCGGCCATCGCCGTGATCCTGACCGGGTCAAACGCGAGGGTTGGCATGAACAAGGCATCCTCGCCGTCTCGGTCGACGACGAACGCCTGACCTGGCCCGAGCGCGAGCTGGTCGAACAACTTGGGGCCAAACTCTATGGGCCGCGCCATCAGGGCAGGGAGGTGCGTCATGGCGGATGATTGGACACCGTCGATGGTCGAGGCGCGCCTTTCCGAGGCCGCCCATGTTCTCAAGCGATTGCCCGAGCCGAGGCTGTCAGGGTATTTCAGCACATGGCCAGAGTTCGTGTACAGCTTTGCCGACAAGGTGGGGCAGGAGCCAAAGCCTATGCGCGTGCTACCCTCGCCGCAGGCCATCAGTCGAATGGAAGAGACGCTCACCTGGACGGCTGGGCTCGATCCGATCGATGGCAAGATCGTCTGGATGAAAGCCTATGGCGAGCGCTGGAAAAGCATCTGCTGGGCGGTTGGTTTGCAGCGTTCAGCTGCACATCAGCACTGGCTTTATGGGCTCAGCGTCATCTCGCTGCGCCTCAACAAGCGGCGGTTCAATGGTAAGCTGTCGAAGCAGCGCGTAATCAAACTGGCCGGTAGCGCGTAACCCTGCGTGCCGCCACGCAAACGACCAGCCGGACACTTTTCGAAGGGACAAAAACACCCCGAGAACGGTATAACGGGGATATACTCGGGAGAGGCGCGCGCGGGGACGACCGCCATCGTTAACCCGCCGCGCCTTTGCCAAACCCGAGGCCGCCGCGCGACACAGCGAAGTTTTGCGGGTCCCTTCGCGCCGTATCGGTATTCGGGGGGGCGAGGCCCGAGGGTTTCCCAGTGACACCCCTGAAAATACCCGTTTCGTTTCGTTTCGAAGCGAACCCCAAGAAAACAAAGGCCTGACGGCCTGACAAAACCTGCCTGAACCGAAACGGGGATCCGACCCCATTTCGCTTCGCAGGCTTCCCAAGGACATCATCATGGACGTCGTCGACCTGCCGCTCGAGCAGATCATTCCCTATGCGCGCAACCCGCGGCGGAACGAGCAGGCGATCGCGACGGTCGCGGCCTCGATCCGGGAATTCGGCTGGCGCCAGCCGATCGTGGTGGACGAGGCCATGGTCGTTCTGG